CGGACCCGACGCCGGAGGAAGCAGCGCGTCTGCGACTCCAACTTGAGCGCGACCTCGCCATGTGGGAGGCTGCCGGGGTGCCGGAGCAGGTCAAGGCAGTCAAGGCACGGCTGGCGGATCTGCCGAAAGAAGAAGCGGTGGAAGTCGTCGAGGAGGAGGCCGAGCTCGATACTGGCACTGGCAATTACGAGGACCGGACCGTTGCCCAGCTCAAAGCGCTGGCCGAGAGCAGGGGCCTACCAACCTCGGGCAGCAAGGCTGAACTCATCGAGACGCTGAGGGAGGGCTAATGGCAACCACCATCTTTCGCCGGGATCATCTCCTTCGGCGCATCCTCAACCCTGGGACGACGGCCACCGACTACCTCGGCCGCCTGACTACGGCCACCCTGGACTCGACCGGACGAGCGCTGGTCGCAATCGACTGGCCGGGTGCGGTACCGGTCGCACTCAACGACTACGTGGACATCCCTGCGACGAGGATCGTCTACAAATGCACGGTCGCTGGCACGCCAGCGGCGGGAGCACCGACCGCTCCGGGAGTGGGAAGTACGGTGGTCAGCGGCACCGCGACGTTTCTACAACTCACCAATCAGTAGATGGTTGGACCGTTCGCCACCGCCACGGAGTTCTGCGAGTTCACCGGGCTACCACTCCCGGATGATCTCGCACGCTTCCAGTCGCACCTGCTGATGGCGTCGGCGGAGATCCGAGGATTCTGTCATCAGACACTCTCAGCTGTGGCGGCCGACGTGGTCACGCGCTATCCCACGGCGTCGACCTTCCTCAGCCTCCCGGAGCGTCCGGTGACGGCGGTGTCGCAGGTGTTGGTCGACGGGGTGGCAACGACGGACTTCTACGTGATTCCGCGGGGGATCCGCTCTGGCAGCGTGGCATCCCCTGGCTCGGCCTGGGTTAGCGGGGCCACGGTGACCTATACCCACGGTTACGCCGAGACCGATCCGGAGTTTTCCGTGTTCCGAACGATCTGTATCGAGTCCGCGGCCAGGGCGATACAGGGACCGGCGGAGGGGCAGTTTGGCGTTGCCCCCGAGGCGATCGGATGGGCCACCCAAATCTTCCTAACAGACAGCGAGAAGGCTATGCTGATGCGGTTCAGGCGTGGACTAGTTAGGTGATGGGTTGATGGCCGAGGTCTTCGGGAACTTCGCTCAGGTCCAGGCCGCACTCCTAGCCCTGATTCCTCGCGTCGAGCTCGCCGGTGAAGTCATCGAAGAGAGATCAGCGACGATCGTGGCAGCCATCGCCGAGGCGAAAGCCCCCGAGTTGACGGGCCATATGAAGGCATCCATCGACGAAGAGGGCGGTCAGGTTGTTGTGGACACGGACTACGCCGGATATCAGGAATACGGTACGCGGCGGCATAAGGCCCAGCCATTCTTGCGGCCGGCCAAGGAAGCATCGGAGCCCATCGTCAGGAACCTAGCCGAAGAGATCCTTACGATCGCGACGAGGTAGGAGGGTAAATGGCGAACTTGGCAATCATTGACCTGACGCAGGCCGGAGCACTGCATACGACGGCCACCGCTGCGGGTGGTGGAGACACAATCACGCCAGTGGCAGGCGACTTCCGCCAGTTCGCCCTGTTCGTGAACAACGGGGGTGGCTCGCCGATCACCGTCACGATCGATGATCCCACCGCGCTTTCCCCGGCTGCGGCTACGGCCTGGAACCCGGACCAAGCCGTCGTAGTGGCGAACGCCACGGCGAGATGGATCCTCATCGATACCAAGCGGGTACTGAACACTGCTACGGGCCTGATTTCGATCACATACTCGGGTGTGACCACGGTGACCGTGGCGGTGTACCGACTTCCATAACTGAATAACGGCTGCGAGGTCACCGGCGGCAAGAGACCGTCGGGACCCAGAGAGCGAAAGGAGCGACCGTGGCCAAGTACCGCGGAACAGACATGGTGTGGAAGCGTGCCACCGCTTCCGACTTCGTGACACTCGCGACGATCCCCAACATCCGGGAAGTCAGCCCGGGACTCGGAGGGGCGCTCGCACAGTTTGATCAGTCATCTTACGGTGATGCATGGATGGACTTCGGTGCCGGTCAGAAAGAGGGCGACGAGGTCACCATGACTATCCAGTATGACCCGGCGAATACGGCCCACACGAACCTCATCGCGAATAGTGATGGTGGAGCAACAATGTGGATCCAGGCTGAGCACACGCCCTCCAACCGCAAATGGCGTACTACCGGCACTGGTACGGGCGCTAGGTTGGTGCCGGATCGCACGGGATCACTCGGATACGAGATTCGTTTCAAGATCGTGAGCCCTGGTGTTGTTGAGTCCGCATTGCCGTAAGGAGGACTGAATGGTTGAGGAGACAAAGGCTCCACCCGGTTTCAAGGCGGTGGGCTATCCAAACTTGCGGACGCTGAAGGATGACACGATGTACGTCTGCCAGGACTGCAACCCGCTGTGGGACACGTTTGACCTGGCGCAGGCCAAGGCCCACACCGAGGCAGGGGTTCATAGGCCGCAGCTTGATGCCGCGCTGACGAGGCCACCCCGATGAATCGCGTCGGTGATCTACGGGATGCGATCCTCGCATCAGATGACCTGGCCCGTGAGCCGGTAGATGTGCCCTGGGAGATGGGGGGCGAAAAGCTCTACATCCGAGCGCTTCGGGCCAGCGAACGCGACGAGTACGTGGCCAAGACGATGCGGACTGGGGACTTCACATGGACGAGCGACCTAACGGCCTCGCTGTTGGTTAAGGTCATCGTCAACGAAGATGGAGAGCGCATCTTCTCTGATACCGATGCCGAAGCACTCGGCCGCAAGAGTGCGTCGACGCTGTCCAAGCTGTTCAAGGTAGCCATGCGGTTGTCGGGGATGGATGAGGAGGGTGCCGAGGCGATTAAGGCGGATTTCGGACCAGCCCAGAGCGGCGCTTCAGATTCCGGTTAGCGCTTGCGCTCCACAAGACGGTGGCCGAACTGGGCAGGATGTCGGTGCGCGAACTCATTGAGTGGGAAGCGCTGGAGGAGGAGATCGGCCCGTTGTTGATACATCAGCATATTGACTGGGCCGTGGCCATCCTCTCCGCACAACGGGCCGGCAGCGACAAGGCGGGCGACTTTCTTCCTCAGTGGGAACCCGAAGGCCAGGTTCATATCACCGATTGGTTGTCGGCGATGGCAAGGAAGGCATAGATGCCGATTCCGCCGCTGGTACTGAAGATTGTCGCGGATTCCAGCGGTGTTCAGGCGGGCGCTGCGAAGGCCAACGCTTCGGTGGCTGGCCTGAAATCCTCGGTAACGCAGAATGCCGCGCTGATCAAGACTGCACTGGCTGGGGCTGTGGTCGCCGGCTTCGCGGTTGCGATCAAGGCCGCAGCCGATCTGGGGGAGTCGCAGAACAAGGCCAACGTGGTCTTCGGCGAATCCGTGAAGGCGGTCAATGCCTTTGCCAGCAGCGCGGCCAGAGGGTTCGGACTGGCCAAGGCTGAAGCACTTGAGGGTGCCTCATCGTTCGGAGCGATGTTCGACTCGGCCCGCATCGCCGAAGGTGCGTCGGCCAAGATGAGCGTCACCATGTCCAAGCTCGCTGGTGACATGGCGTCGTTCAACAACCAGGATCCTAGCGAGATGCTGGAACGGCTGCGATCAGGTCTGTCTGGTGAAGCCGAGCCCTTGCGGCGGTTCGGCGTCTTCATCTCGGAGGCCCGCGTGCAGACCGAGGCGTACAGGCTTGGGCTGGCAAACGTGGGCGAGGAGCTTACCGACGCTCAGAAGATTCAGGCGCGCTATTCGATCATCCTTCAGGACACCACGAAACAACAGGGCGACTTCGCCCGGACACTCGGGACGTCGCTTCCTAACCAGCTTCGTGTCCTGCGAGCCGAGTTCATCAACATCGCCGCGTCCATCGGCCAAGTGTTGCTGCCTGCTGCCTTAGAGGTAGTCAAGGTATTCAGGGCTCTCCTGGGGTTCCTGGCGGACAACAAGGAAGTCGTGGCGGCGCTGTTGGGCGCATTCCTCGCCTACAAAGCGTTGGCGTTCCTGCCGACCTTACTCCTCGGC